CTTCGGCAGTTCCCTCTATTACTTCTCCTGCCCCATCAGAAGCTGCTGCTTCTTCAAAGGCTGCTTTTACATCACCGTATGAATCATCTTGTTCTTCAGACATTTTCGGTATACTCCTCGCACACTGGTTTATATCCTTCCTTCACCATTCGCATTGCCTCTACGACGTCACCTTTAGGGTCATCTTTAAAGTCTTGACCTCCTAGTTCGTAGTAGTCTCCGCGCTGTATGGTGTCCTCACTATAAGCGTCATTGAGGTTAATTACGTCATTTCGCCTATTGTGTTCTTTCAGCTTGCTGTGGCTGTTTATGATTGTGCCGTCTACTGTAGACTTAAATGGTTCAAAGTCCGCTGGGATGGCGGTAAGGGGAGCAGACATTATAACTCTGCTAGTATCCCCACCACACTCAGGGCAACATGGTAGATCGTTGCGCTTGCTGATTGTTCTTACGAACTCCACGGCTAAATTGCATGGAGTACACTTTGCTTCGTAGGTTGGCATCAATCCTCCCGCTGCTTTTTGTCTAGTTCTATAGTGGCCTTAGCTGCCTGAGTTCCGACGGTAAGCTCTGCCTTCTCACGCTCTATAGCCATCTCTAGTTGCTTGAGTCTAATGTCCATAGCATGTAGTTCTCGGCTATGTTCCATCTTCTGTTGCTCAACTGCCATATCTGCCTTAGCTTGCATCTGCTCTAGCTGCATACGATTGTTAGATTCCTGCTGCTTGAGCTGGGCTTCCATCTGAGCCTTCTGCTGTTCAATCTGGAATTGCATCTGGGCCTTCTGCTGTTCCATCTGCATTTTCTGTTGTTCTGGGCTAGGCTCATCTTTCTTAGGCTCTGGGTTGTTGACCATCTGCTGCAATGCTTGGTCAACAATGCCCTCGACCTCTGAGCTGCCTTTGTAGCCAGCCATGCCGAACTTGAGCATGGAAACCAGTAAGGGGCCTAGCTCTGGGAACTGCTGTGCTGTCTGTACTGCACTGGCTAGGTATTGGCTCACGTAGCCCATGAGCTCCATGCGCTGTGACTTCTCAGCTGACCAATCAGCTTGAGTAAGTGAGTCAGCCTGTATAGTAATCTTATAAGAGCGAAGCAGGTTGTTCTTTAGAATCTGCATTGCCTGTGGAAAATGCTGCTGGTCTGCTGGGGAGAAGCCACCCGCCAGCTTGATAATGTGGTCCGGAGCATACAAGTTACAGATCATAGACCCCATGATATTAAGTACGTCAGTCACAAAGTCTGCAACACTTCGTTGACCACCGTTCATGCGAACGCTGGCGAACCCAGCTTTCAGCTGCTGTGCCTCTGCTGTCTCGTACTGGTTTGTGTCACCACGGAAAATATCCGACATACCTGTGACTTCATGGAGCAATGCTTTAATGGACTGGAAGCTGCCCTCTAAGCTCTGCAGTACAGACACCACCGTCTCTACTGGATACCAGTCTATCATACCACGAGAGCCGCCTTTCTCGGCAAACATGGCCCAATTATCAACTGGAACCAGCTTATTCTCCTGACCCTCAAGCATCTTACCTATAGAGCTCTCACTAGAGTCGTATGCTCCAGCTACCTTCACCGCCTCTATGATTAATGCCATGCGAGCATAGAGTGTATCAAGCTGAATATACTGATCTTGAGCTATGTGGTAGTCAGTAATCGGTAGAAATGCCTTAGTCGTAGCATTTGCCATCAATGGCTCTGGGCAGGGGTAGAAATCGGGCAAGTTGTAAGGGTCTTCGGTTTCCTTTAGCGGCTTGTCTAGGCCCTTAGCCGTGTGAATCACGGTTTTGGTGCGTTTATCCCAGATTTCGTAGACACAGTATTTGTCTTGGTCTATTTCTTTAGGGGAGGAGTCATGTTTTACCATTTCTAGCTTGCTGACTGCATCCTCACCAAAGCGTTTAATCACGTCCTTCTTGGTTAGGGCCAGTTTTCGGCCAACCCAGCCAACTTTTCTCCAACATCGAGCCGGCTCATACAAAAAGTCTTCCCAAAATACGCGCTCAATGCGCAAACTCTGGTCTTGGTTGAATCCTACCCAGCTTTGTCCAATTCCAGGAACTAGGCGCTCTAAAATCGCACCTTTTACGGCCTCTGTGAAGCCGTGATCACACTGAACCTCGTAATGTAGAACGCGCTGCATGATTAATGCCGCCACTCGGCTTGCGTCATCTTCATAATCTCCCTTGTGGATACGGGAAACGTCAGGCTTGGGGAGGCTGTTAAATGCTGACTCTAGCGCAGTCTTAACATTGGCATGAAAAAGGTTGACTTTCTTAATGTTTTGCAGGGAGTGTTCTCTGTTGTCCTCATAGCGGTCATATACGCTTTGCCCATGGCTGTGACAATTAGCTAAAAACTTCTCAGATTGCGTTATTCTCTTAGTCCAGTTGCCGCTCGGCTTGGGGGTCTGTACGACTGCTAAATTGGTTTCCATCATATTCTCCTAGTGTGACTATTGCCGAGTAGTGCATCTCGCTCTTTGTAGAGATTGTCTAATACGAGGCCTTCTTTTGGCCCCTGCTGGACGTTTAGTTTAGCAGCTTGTTTCCGCACTTTGCCACTATTGGCCCCGCCGACGCTCAAAGCGAAATACCGGAAGGCATCTGCAGGGTTACTCGCCCAGTCATGCTTCGGCTTTTCTTTAAATCGCTTGTTTCTATCGTCCCACTCACGCTGGTATATCATCAGGGCATTTAGGCCCTCTACCACTTTCTGACTGGCTGTATTGAACTGACAGTTGGGGAGTGTGGCCCGTACCGCCTGAATCCCGTCTTGTATGCTCAGCTGAGGCACCATCTTAACTGGTGCCCCGTTCTCAATAAATTGTTCTCGCACAGATTTGCCTGTTTGGAAGGACTTGTTGGCCGCGTCATGGGGAAGGTTAAACTCGCCGTAGACATAGGGGTAGCTCCTCAGGTGGTCTAGCACCTCATTAGCGGAGTAGCCCGATGCAGTCCAAAAGTCCACAATTCTGTGAGTAGAGCCGTCTGTTTGGAAAAACCAGATAGAGGTGTCGTCACTGTAACCTATGTCAAAGGATAGATGCACTGCCCTGTCTGGGTCGTGGGGGAAAATACCCATGTTCCCCGCTGCCTCTAGCCCTAACAGCTGATTAGCGTAGTATGCTCCGCGGACTGCTGCGGTAAAGTCACACTCAAACTCTTGCCTGTAGGTGCTCTCGTCACTTCCTGGGAGAGTCCTTAGCATCTCTAGCTCGTCGTGGTCTAGGATGCCGCTGGTGCTGGCTTTTAGCTTATGAGTATACCATGTAGGGTCTTTCTGAGCATCTTCCCATAGCTGCTTAAAGTGATTAGGCCCCTTGGGAGTGCCTATGAATACACACCATCCTTTGCGGTCTGCTAGGGTTGGAGCTATTACCTCCCCAAATAGGCGGGGTTGCATGTCCCCGTACTCGTCTAGGATTACACCATCAAAGTAGACACCACGTAGCGAGTCGGGGTTGTCTGCCCCGTAGAGCCTGATGCTGGCCCCATTGATTAGTAATACTCGCAGCTCGGACTCGTAGGCCTTGCTTACTATGCCCTCACCAAATGTCTTTAAGTATTGCCATGCTATGTCCTTAGCTTGGCGGTAGAAGGGGGCCACGTAGGCATACTTAGGATGTTGCAGTGTGTTCTGCATTCCTTTGTCTATTAGGTCGTTGATGCAAGCCACTGTCTTCCCTGCTCTACGGTGCCACACCAAGCAAGCGAACCTTTGCCACCGCTGGTGGAAGGGGATGGCATCTTCCCGCGGAACATAGTCCGACTGTATGACTTCCGTACCGTCGCTAGTCGTCATGTTCTACTTGCCCAATCCTGCTTTGCCCTATGTTACTCCGGTACTCAATGACTTGCCCTTGCATCTTCCCTACTTGCTCTTTGGGGGCGAGCTTCATTAGCAGCTTGAGGAATTCCCCGTAGTTCTCGGGGTCGTTGGCCCATATTGCCAGCCGTGGAATGCCCCCCACCAACTCGAACGTCTCTAGGAGGGCTTGCTCTATCTGCTTGCGATTATATAGTCGCTGCACCTTACCACCAGCCCCATGCTCTAAGTCTCTAGTCTCTAGCTTCTGGAGCAGCTGATTGTTAATCACGTCTTGGATATCTTCTTCCATCTTTGGTGTCCACTTACTACTTTAGATCATGGTAGCACTATTAGAACTCGTTGGCAAGGGGGTTGTCTTTTATGGTAAAATGGAACTAGGGAATAGCTAAAAAGCCTCTGTGCTGTGGCCTCTTCGGTGCTTAGTTGTCGG